TACCACCAGTTGTAGCTAGTTGGGATGCTTTTACTTGTTCAGGTGTCACCATACTTATCTCCAATGAAAATCACAAATGGACACTCCCGAAGAAATGTCCATTTATAAACCACTAATTAAGCACGAGTGAATGCATCAGCACCCAATACAGCATTAGCGACACGAACCATACGTTTGCTTGGTTTGCCGATACGGTACTTAGTAGTAACAGTACCATCAGACAACTTAGCAGTGTTTGAATAAATGCAATTACCTTGCTCACGCAGTGAGTGGATAGCACGATGAGGGTTTTTCAAACCAAAAGAACCAGAGATCTGTTTAGCGGTGACTTGAGCACCAGATTCCAGATAGTTAAGCAGCTTTGCTTGACGTGACATATAATATCTCCATATTGAAAACCATCTATAAAAAAGTGGGAGGGGCGATGGCAAAACCCCTACCCACACAGAAAGGTTATACTTGAATACCGTTTTCTGCGAGAATCTTGTTAAAGTCTTCAACGTCCTGATCGTGGACAGGCGAAGTCTCAACAATTTTCTCAAGGCGAGTTTTAGCAGCAGCTTTAGCAGTTGCAGCCTTGCTCGCCTTAACTTTCGGTTGCTTCACAGCCTTCGGAGCATTCTTGGTAGCGTTGTACTCAGCCAATTCTTTGGCAGATGGCCAAGGCATTTGGTAAGTACCACGACCAACGATCTGAGTCTTCTGGAGCCACATCGGGAAACCCAACTTCTCACCAGTAGAATCACGTTGCTCTTTCAGCAGAAAATAACCAGCCAGCAATTGCTTCCACGTCAGATTTTTCTCAGACGCATACTCAGGGCATACGTCAAGGATACGGACACAGAATGCTTTTTGGGCTTTCGAAAGATCAGCAAAAGTTTTCATAATAAATTTCCTCTCAAAGTTAAGAACTAATTATACACTTAAACAAGTTAAATGTCAAATCAAAATGGGATTTCTTCAGTTTGTTGCACTGCAACTTCAGGAGCAGGGGTAACCACTTCTACAGCTGGAGCACAAACTTTCTCGAAGAGATCCAAGAATGCAGTCTTCGTTGCGACATCGAAACGATTGCAGCAAAGTTCTACTGCTTTCTTTTCGTTCTTGAAGATTGCAAAGGCACGGACAATGTGAGTCATACGACGAGTCGTAATCGTTTCGTCCACACCACCATCCTCGAAAGTGCGACGAATTGCTTCAGCCCACTTTACAAGGTTCTCTGAAAACTCGATATTGGAGCAACCATACGAGTCCATCAGATTCTGAATAATCTTCAGTTCTACCTTTGCATTAGGATATTCCTGATCAAAGGTAACAGCGAATCGTTCCAAGAATGCTTCGTTCAGCACGTTGGTACCGATGTAACGACCATCATCACTACCCTTACCCTTAGTGTTTGCAGTTGCAATCACGTTGAAACCAGCAGCAGGGGTAATCATCTCATTCTTGAGTTTGAAGTAATAAGGTTTACCCTCAAGAATCGGCTGCAAGCACAGCAAGGTGTTAGCGCCACCAGCGTCAATTTCGTCAAGCAACAGCGTGGTACCAGCACGCATTGCAATCAGTACTGGACCCTCAACAATTTGCACGTTACCATCCTCCAAGGTTTTGGAGCCGATAAGTTGTTCTTCGTCAGTCATCAAGTTCAAGTTAACACGAATCAGAGGACGTTTGTGTTTAGCACAAATCTGTTCAATCATCGTTGACTTACCATTACCAGTTGGACCACTAACATAAGCAGGATAGAAAATCTTTGCTTTGATAATGTTTTCCAAATCAGCGTAGTTACCGAATGGAACAAAATTTGGATCCTTAGCTGGAATGAGCGAATCCACATTGCTGAAGTCAATAGTCATACTAACACTTTCTTTTACAACAGCAACTGGAGTATCGACTTTCTTAACAGCGTTACCTTCAATCGCATACAAACCACGAGCACGAACATCTTGCATCAACCACAAAGGGTGATAGTCGATATTATATTTCTCACGAACCGCAAGCAGTTGCTTGCGACTCACAAGACGATCAGACTGCACGTCAGGAAACATCTCAAAGAGTTTCTCTTCAAAAAATGCCTTTTGGGCTTCAGTAATTTTAGCCATCACAAACTCACTTTCTTCATAACAAAATAAAAATTCAGAACCGATTCACTTTAGTCGAGTTACCTTTACGGAGACCACGACCAGGTAGACCAACGTAGTTAAACGTATGCCCCACTTCAGACTTCCAAGTCTTTTCAGACTTTTTAGGTTTTCGGTATTCACAGATAGTGACTTTCACACCATCAAGAACCAAGGTAACATCAGCGTACTTCATAACAAGTTCCTTTTTCGACTAACTTAGAGTTATTATACTCCAAACCTGAATTATTGTAAACCCCCTGGAGATCCTCTATTCCAGAGGGTTTGCAAAACCCTACAGCCTGCAGGGTTATTTCAGGGTAGTTTTTAGGCTACGTAGTCGATAAATTTGTTCAGCAAAACACGGCTGGTGCGACGACCACCCATAACCTTACTGAAGTTCCGAGCGATCTGTTTTGCAGATTGATCCTCTTTAACTTTCATCTCATCTTGTTCGATAGCAAGTTTATTGATAGGAACAATAAACAGATCATCACGACCACTATTCTTCAGAGAAGCAAAGCCATTATCACGAAACTCTCTGCGCATCTTTTCAATCATGTTATACGTGTCACCATTAAATGCTGGCAAGTTCGCAGTGATAGCTTGATGCAACACACGACGACTGTTAGAGCAGATAAAGAAACCCACCGAGTTGACGCCATAACGATCTTTGATCATACGGAGAATCGCTTCGGTATGAGTGCTACCATTCTGGCTAATCTCATACGTTTTCTTAGTCACAGGATCGCTGATAAAGTGTTTGTGTTTGATACTTTTATATTCAGAGTCATAGCCAGTACTACGCAAGTTACCTTGACTTGGGTACAGTTGACCACCTTCACCATCAGTAAGGGTGATGAATGACATTTTCTCAATAGAATTTTTCTTAACAAACTCAGGAATGAATTTCAGCATATAAGACAGAGATTCATTTAGTGGCGTGCCACCAGTACTGTAAGAACCATTCTTAGATTGTCTGATTGAATTGTACGCTAACACACGACGAACCATAGTGTTAAATTCACTAGTGCTCATTTTGTTATTGAAGAATTCCAACAACATAAAGTTAGTACCAGCGTTACTCAACTTATCGTTTTCGACTTTGTTCATATACTTTTGACGATAGTTAGCTTGTACTTGTCTTTCTGACAATTCGTCTCTATCGTACTGAGTAGTAAATGCAAACACATGGTAAGGGATCTGAGCACGTTGGCAGAACATAGCAAGGTTGATAACCTGCTTCAGCGTATCTTCCAAGTAGTAGTCCATAGAACCAGACCAGTCAAGCAAGAACACCATACCGTGATTCTTACCCTTCGGGAAAGTAGTAACACGTTTGAACAAATCGTCATTCAGTTTGTAAGCCCAAACCTTACCCATGTCCAAAGAACCACTCTTCGCTTGCTGAGCACGTTTGAACATTGTAGCAGACTTCTTCATCTCAAATTCTTTGATGAGGTAATTCACCACACGTGTAGAATCAAGTTTGAATGCATCATACTCTTGACGATTTTTCTCAGTGTGAGTTTCCTCAGATTCTTTAGTTTCTTCTAGAATCGTTTTGTAACCAACAATCGGGTTGTGGACGAAGTCCTCATCAATGGTGTAGTAGTTGTATTGAGTTTTGTCATCAGCCAACTCTTCTAGTTTCTGGCTAAAGGCAGCATCAGTCTTAGACTCAAGTTCTTTCTCAACTTGTTCTTCGGTTTTTTCTTCTTTCTTTTCACCACGACCACGCATTTTCTTGGTCTCTTTTGCTTTGTCGTCTTCCTCAACATCAGCGTCAGAGTCTTCAGTTTCGCTATCGTTGAATACATCAAAGTCTTCATCAATTTCGTCTAGGTCATCAGCGTCAAAGATATCTTCGTCGTCTTCAACCAAAGAGTCGCCATTCTGAAGTGCCTCACGCATGCGTTCTTCGGCATTAGTTTTAGAGTAGTCATAAATTTCTTTAGCAAGAGCAACTACTTCTTCGACACGTTCTGTGTTCTCAGCACGAGCCACGAACAACTTTTCTTGAATAGAAAACTTAACACCAGCACTCAGACCAACTTTGTAATAAAGGTTGATTCGATCAATAAGGTTTAGTGCGTCAACATCAGTTTGTTTGACACCAAAGAAGTCACGATCGTTCAGTTGCTTGTAACCTTCATTCATCGTTTTACGGATGCCTGGATACCTACGCTTCATCAACTTTTCGACACGAATGTCTTCGAGCACGTTCAGATAACCTTGCAGGTTGCGGTTATCAGCCAATGGCTCCATATATTCTTCGGTTGTGAAAAGTGCGTGACCAACTTCGTGACCATTGAGCATACCCTCGATCTCGGGTGTCATATCTTTCCACATAGGCAAAGTCAACACACGGGATTTGATATCAAAGGATGCGGTGCGTGCCCGAGCACGACGCACACTGATATTTTCGTTAGCCAACAACTTGGCTGACAAGTCTGAAGCATTCAATTTTTGTTGCATAATTATTCTCCGTATGCCAAGTTGTGTTCAAACTCAGTCAGATACATTTCAACGTCGGCTCGGTTAATCAAACGTGAGCCCAACATAACGCATTCGCATTCAATTCCATACTCAAAGCACAGGCTATAGAGTTCGGTGTCAGTGAATTCATCCCACATAATATAATCCTTTTCAACTTTCCAGGACTAAATTATACACTAAACCTGAATTATTGTAAAGGGGTATGCTAAGTCGTTGATTTTAAAGGAAAAAATAACCCTACAGAGCGTAGGGTTATTCTGAATGTAAACCTTTCGGTTTACACTATGACGGAGAAGTCGTTGCGCTTCTCGAATTTGATGACTGACCTAAACTTATCAAACAGCTGGTCGCCTTTGTGACTGATAACAAAAATGTTCGACTTATCTCCAAACTGATTCATCAGGTTTAGGAAGTAGTCTGTTCCTGCAGTGTCAAGTGACGAATCAAAAATTTCATCAAGCAACAACAGGTTGGTGTTTACTGAGTTCTTCATCTTAGCAATTTGTCGCCAAGTAAACAGGATAGACAAGTCGATACGCATCTTCTCACCTTCAGAGAAACTTGCGTAAGTGAAGTCATCACGATAACGTGATTTTACAATCTCATTGAAAGACTCATCTAACTCAAAGTGAATGTAAGCATCCATTGCTTGAAGATATTTGTTAATCAACTTATTCATAACAGGCAGGTATTCACGAATGATTGCTGTCTTGATACCTGTATCCTTTAACAATAAACTGGCAACTTCTTCTAGCTGGCGCTGGTTTAATAAAGAGTTCTTAATCTTGATGTTCTCCATTGCTTCTTGAGCAAGTTCTTTCAGTTTAGTCTTCTCTTCATCGATGTTAGTTGTGTCAGATTCAACGCTTTGGGTTTCAGCTTCAAGACCTTTCGTCTGTTTGTTGAGTAAGGTGATTGTACTGTTTCTTGTAGATAACTCAATGTTCTTGTCGGTAATTTGCTCAACCACTTCGTTAATGCGAGTGAGTTTTTCATTAAGCGATGTGAGTATAGATTCGAGTTCACCAATCTTTGTGTTGTTGTCCAACATTTTCTCATTAAGATCTTTGATAATGTTCTCTTTGTATTGCTCAGCGATATCTTGGTTACAGCTTGGACATACATCATGTTCGCTAAAAAACTCTGTGTGGTGTTCACAAGTTTCAACTTTCTGGAGTAACTTGGATTTGAGAGACTTGGCTTTCTCGATATCTCCAGTAATAGTGTCTTTATCTTTGATGCTTGTTTTAAGTGCGTTGATCTCCGAAACGATTTGCTCAATCTCGCTCTCTGTCTGTAAAATCTCAGCATTGTTAGCAGCGATCTTTGCTTGAATGCTTTCGATAGCTGTGGCTTTCGCTTCAGTAATTGTCTTGATGATGGCTTGCTGAGACTCAACCTTATCTTTTGCGCTCTTGATTTCATTCTCTGTTCTGATAATGGCATCTTTAGTCTCCTGCGCTTTCTCTTTTAAAATTTGGTTCATCGTAGAGAAAATCTTGATATCAAGAATGTCCTCAATAACTTCTCTACGCTGTCCAGGTGGTAACTGCATAAAAGGAACGAACGATGCTGAACCAAGAATAACAACTTGCGTGAATGTCTTGTAGTTCAGACGTAGGATTTGTTGCTCAAGAACCTTCTGATAGTCTCTTGATGCGGCATCCTGATTCATCAGTTCACCATCGCACCAAATCTCAAAGATGTTTGGTTTGATACCACGGATAATCTTGTAAGACTTTCTTCCAATATCAAACTCGATGGTGACTAGACATTTCTTTCCATTGATGCTGTTAATCAACTGGTTCTTATTGATGTTACGGAAAGGTTTACCGAACAGCGAAAAGCAGAGTGCATCAAGGATCGTGGACTTACCCTCACCATTCTTACCGATGATAAGAGTAGTGGGAGACTTGTCTAGTAAAACTTTATTTGCTGAGTTGCCTGTGGACAGAAAGTTAGCCCACTCTATACTTTTGAAAACAATCATTCACTCTTCCATTTCATACCTAATGTTTTGTAGATAAACTTCTTAACAAAATTAGGTTTCTTTTTAGACACAATAGTAATTGGGGTTTGGTCAACATTAATAGTAAAAGATGGGTTACCCAAGTTGTTGGAAAGAGTAACTGTTCCACCATTAAATGCCCACAATGCCTGCCCTGCTGATATAGTGACAGAGTTCTTCATGTATTCTTCTTGTCGCTTCTTAGAATATTCTTCACATGGTGTAAAATCTAAGTCAAGTTGAATCTGTTCAGTCAGCGGAAAGAAATACTGAATCTCAAGTTGTTGCATCATACTACCTCTATATTTACTGCCTCAGTGTAAAGAGACTTCATAAATGTTTTGATGTTATCTTTGTTAACATCAGTCTGAACAGAATCAATATAATTGGAAAGAACATTCAAAGTATCTTCGAGGTTGATCTCTTCACCAACTTCACCATCTTCAAATTCAGACATATCTTCCACGATTTTTATTTCGTGCGAACCTTTATTATACAACTTCTGAATAAATTTGTCAAACTTATAATAATCAGTTTTGTTGACTACTACTAACTTGACATATTTGTCTTTGAGGTCTAGAGAGTCGAGTTCGATCGGCTCGGAATCTTTATCGTTATATTCGATTCTCGCAAACATTGTATAAGGATTTGGTACGAATTGAAGTCGTCTTTCTCCTGTGTCAAACAGATGGAATCCCCTCGTATCGTTGAAATCTTGCCAAGTAAGTTCGTAGGGATTGCCGAGGTAATAAATGTGACCATCATCACTGCGGTGGTGATAGTGCCCACTAAAAACGAGATCAAACTTACTAAAAGTGTCTTTGCTGAAACCTTCATGACTTTCCATTCCTCTATACATTGAGAAGCCAGCGATTTCAAAATGCCCCATACAAATTTCAGCTTTGGTGTCTGTGATAGTATCAAGTGAGTCTTGATAGTTCTCTGGACAAATCCAAGGCATCATACAGATGGGAGTGTCATCAACATAGATTGTGGCTGGGTGATCAATCACGTTGATGTTGTTGTACTCACGCAGAAGTAAATCTGGTGAGTTAACATCGTTGGTGTTCTTGTAGTAAGTATCGTGGTTACCTGCCAACATGTGAACAGTGATACCACGATTAGCTAACTTATCAAAGAACATTTCCTTAGCACGTTGTAAGGAATAGAAGTTCACATACTTACGCCTATCGAAAGTATCACCGAGAATAAGCACAGTAGTGATGTTGTTTTCATCGAGCGTAGGAAAGAACGTGTTATCATAGAATTTCTGATAGAAGTCTAAGAATGCCACGCTGTCATTACGTGCGCCAAAATGCTGGTCGGTTATGATTGCTACTTTCAATATCTATCTCCAATATTGTAACAGTTTCGTTATGTTCTCTAATAAAGTCTGTAACTTTATCTATGTCTTCAAAGTCTAAGTCAGAAACTTGTCCGTCTAGAAATGTGACACGAACGGCTATCATACAAAACCCATTTTCCTAGAAGTAGGTTTCGTATTTGTCTGAGTGTTAAAGATTTCAGCGATAGAAAATTCAACAACATTTCCTGCTTGAACATTTGGCACTTCAGCACCATCAAGTTTATCAGCCAGTTTCTGGGCATCAAACAATGACAGTGGTTTGAATTCAATGATATCAAAACAACGACCTGGACGAATCAAAGCAGAGTCGATATCACGAATGCTTGGAAGGTTGGTAGAGAAGATCATCTTCTTACCTTTGGTAGTCACAAGACCATCACCTACGTTTAGGAATCGGTGCATCATTGTGTTACCATCACTGCGAGACTTCAAGAAAGCATCGCTATCTTCCAGAACCATCACGCTGGCATCATCTTCAATAAAGCGAGCGAAGAAGCCATCTTTATCAAGAATGTTTGCATCGTATGAAACGATTGCGGATGAATTGGTGTGTGCAAGCAGACCACGAATGAAAGTGGTCTTACCAGTTCCAGGAGGTCCAATCAACAACAGAATGTTTGCTGAAGATTCCATGTATCGTTCGTAGTAAGACTCAAGAGTCTCGCCTTTGAGAAACGGATACATCTCTGCGATAGGTAGACGATCACGATTCAAAGGTACGTTGACAGAACCACCATCGCTGGAATAAACCCACTCGATGTAAGAGGTTACGATTGAAAACTTCTCTTCAACTTTGTTGATGATGGATTCAGTGAATTGAATATCTCCGAATGCACGAACTGTGGTGGAGTTGCTGTTTACATCATATTTGATGTAGTTGTTGGTTTCTTTTTGGATCATGAAACCATTTGACGAGTTACCTTGCGTGAACAGGTATTCATCATTATTGAATGATTCTTCAGCCCATGCTGCCCAGCGTTCTCTGTTGCAGAGAACAGTGGTCTCACGATGAACAGTAGTTAGTCCAGCCTCAACACGTTTCTGTAAAATTGCTGAGATGATCAAATCATCAAAGTCTGAAACGCCAAGGAAAATATTGTTGTCAGTTTGTTCGTTCATAATCTTGTTCAATTGAAATTTATTATCTGTTGCATCCCACGCAAACTTTTTAATGGTTCTGTTGGATCTACGTCTTGCTCGAATTGCTCTAGAGGATCTTACTACTCTCGATGCTCTTACTGGGCGATAAGTTCCATTAGCTAAACTAGTCAGAAGACTGTGGATCGATTGGTGGTTGCTCATGTATATCGCTTTCAATAAAATCATCTAGAGTTTGTTGCTCTTTCTTTTTCTTCTTTTCTTTTTTCTTATCAATGAAAGAAGTATCGAAAGTGCTATTCGCTTGCATGAAGTCCATGTAGGCATTTTTAAAATGACCATCGTCATCTTGATCCTGCAAGTCAAACATATCAAAGGGCATATCTTGAATTAGCTTGTTCTTGATATACGAGTGTTTCTTTTCTTTGCCAATTCTTCGAAGGAATGCGAAGTAAATAATTTGTGTGAAATATGCAAAGGGATTCTTGGATTTGTCTGGATCGAAATTGTCAAAGTAATTAATGCAATTTTCAATACCGTCGAGAATCATATCATCACGATATGAGTAGTTGATGAAGTTAGGTTTGTAAGAAAGGTGTGTTGCAATTTTAAGAATGCACTCGCCAAGGTATCTGGGGATAACAGGTTTTTCTCGACCCTCCTCCGCAGCCTTCTTACAGTCAGCTTTATATTCAATAATAGCTGCTAAAAAATCTTTGTTGTTTACGTACTCTGCCACATTTGAACCCTTTATAGTTGTTTTTCACACTGTAATAATTCTACCGCAAACAGGGTTAATAGTAAAGTTTATTTGTGCAATAAAAATATATTTGAAATTTATTTTGAAAACAGGTATACTAACAGTGTTAGGGTTGATCGAAAAAGAGTTTAATGACTTGTATCGTTTCCTTGGATAAAGTAACGGTAGTTTGCTTCTTCCTCTTCCTTCTCTTCCTTGGTCTTTAGACCTGCAATTGCTTCCAACATGGCGATACGTTTCTTTATCTCATCGTCGGAGAGTTGCTCAATTTCTTCTAACGTCTCATCATCCCAATTCAGTTCCTCTGTACGAGAGACATTTCCCTCGGAGTCTTTACGCACCAAAACTTGGTTCTCGGCTTCATTGACCAAATGCATATAATGTGGGATTAGTATGTGGTGCAACTTCTTAATGAAAATAATGTTCTGTTTGAAGATTGTTAGACTGGAGTCTGCTGCAAATTTGCAGTATGGTGTTGCAGTTACATGCTCATGACTAGATTGTTCATTTATGATTGGGAACAGTCTCAACAACATTGGATAGTTGATGATAACGCTATCTTGCGTTTCGTGCTCTAATACAGCCATAACTTGTTCACCAGTAATAAGTTTCACAATAACATAATGTTCGTTGCCTGTTAGCACAGTTCTACCTCTACAAGTTTAATATCAAATTGCTCTTCTGCGTAAGTCTTATATCTTTCTGCAGCATGATTTAGTGTATGATTCTTCCAAGACTTCCAATGTAAGTCATCAGCAAGATCATAAAGATTGCACTCACTCTTACCGTTCTTCAAACGAAGACCTCTACCTATGCTTTGTAGATTACGGATTTTACTTTTCGATGGCGACGCAAAAATAACATTCTCAATCGAAGGTATATTAATACCAGTGGAAAAAGTCCCATACGATGCAATAATGATAGCATCCGACTCTCCCTCTGTGATATGCCTAATTGCCTCACGATCGCTGGTCTCAGTTCCCCCATAGACGAAAAATACTTTTCTCGTGTCGTGCGCTTTTTGTTGAATAAGGTCATACAACACCTTTCCATGTTTTTCAACATATTGGAAAAGAACAAGGGTATTACCAGTAGACTTGATTGCTAAGTTGCGGATAAACTTGTTTCTCTCTGGGCAACTGACGATCCAATCCATTTCTTCCTGATAAGTGTTGTTCTTTCTTGTTTTACGAGTTTCTTCTTTATACTTTAGAACCACACACGTGATATTTAGTTTAGCCAGCTTCTGATTATCCATCAACGCTTTAGTCGTGGTAACTCTATGAACTGGACCGAACATACCCTCAAGAACTAACTTATGAACTTTCTTATTATCAAGAGTTCCTGTAGTTCCGATGCGATAACGGATGTTATCCATTCTTTCCATAACAGTGGTCAAAGACTTCGCTTTAAATTGGTGAGCCTCGTCACCGAAGATAACATTGAATTGTTTAAACCAAGCCTTAGGTTGTAAGTAAACAGATTGCCATGTTGTAATCAAAACATTTTTAGTGAAGTCTTTGGTGAAACCACTATACAGTTTCTGGCAATTATCTTTTACGCTCCAACCATTTACGCTTGAGTAGTCTTCGAAGTCAGAGTATAATTGCTCAACGAGAGAAGTAGTAGGTACGATGATAATACACTTGCGCTGAGCCATAACATGCCAGCGAAGGACAGAATAGATGATGAACGATTTACCAGATGCGGTAGGTGAAAGAAGCAGAGTTCTTTCTTTGTCGAGAGCAGTTGTTATTGCTTCTATTTGATAATCACGAATCTCGATCTTCTCTGGAAGATCTAACGCTTTAACGTAAGTCTCTACGGACTCAGCGCCTATTTGTGTTTTTCTTATTGGGATGTTATTAGTGACTGGATAATTATTTCGTTGACAGAATTCTTCAACGTAACCAGCTAACCCAAGATATAATGTCTTTCTTACTTGATCATACAGGCGAACCTTACCATCCCACAATCTCGCTCTATACTGTGGTGTAAACCTAGCGCCTGGATATTCATATGTGAAGAAGTCAGATAGTTCTTGTTCGATACTTGGATCGGAGAAAACTCTAACATATACTTCATCAAGTTTTTCAATAGTTACCATTACATTCCTGCTAAAAACCTCTTCCATTCTACAGCAGTCTTGATTTGCCAATCACGTGCTTTGATCTGTTGTAGTACAGACTCGAGAAAATAAATCATGGTTTCAAGATATTCAATCTTCACCTTCATTGTATTTAGATCGTTGTCGCCAGTGAGAAATTCATCCATCTCATTCTTCAATGGCTTTACGCCTTGCCACTGTGGCCATCCAAGATCAGTCAACTCATCACGTGATAGTTCTCCACGATAGTAGCGAAATTTATTCTTACGTAGGATGTTATAATCTGAACTCAACTTAGTGTGTTTGAGTTTCACGTTGACCAGATGTCTAACGTATTTGGCGTGGAGTTTGGGGGTTGCTGTAGAATTCTCACCAAGATAGTTATCGTCTATCTCGCAATCGGTGTCCCACAGAGTTTGTAGTTCTTCAAGTGTCATAATATACCTCAAGTTATCGTAGCTACATTATACTACGATTTTACAATATTGTCAATTAAGATTGTGCGAACGTATAATAACCGTAACGGAATGTTGCATTGCCAACGAGATACTGCACGTCTTGATTAGTTGACATGAATGACAAAGAGTCAATACTTACAGGAAATAAATCGTGGAATGTGATTGTTTGCACTTGCAAATTATTTGCGCCTAAGATAACCAAACTTGCGTCAGAGTAGTTCTTTGCAAGTTCTCCAAGATTAGCATATTGATTGCTGTCAATAAAATTGACATACTGCTGATAACCCTCAGGGAATCCTAATGCAATAAGCCAGTTGTAGATGGCTTTATAGTTGGTCATATTTTCGTCAACCAAGAATTGCACTTGCAGAGTATCATACGTCAACGTATCGCCAGGAAGTGGCGCTACGTTAAATGGGTTTCCAAATTCTGGAGCACCCAAAGTGATTCCTGGAAGATTAACTGTTTGACAGAAGAATTCTATCTCAGGAAGTTTATATACGCTGAACATGAACCCATTAGGCGACAGTGGGCTAATGTTACTTGGGATTGGGCAGGAAATAGTATTGTTCATATTAGTATTTATAAACAAAAAAAGGGAGCCGAAGCTCCCTTTTTAAACACCTATCTTGTTGTAGGTTTGATACCTGATGGATTACATCAAGTTCTGAACTTTAACTTTACGGTAGTAAATGTTAGTGCCAGAAGTCAAGCTAGTGAATGGGTTTGCAACCATACCGTAGCGAGTCTTGAAACCAATCTTTGGTTGGAAAGTGTTTGGATCAATTGCTTGAACCTTTTGTAGTGGAACGTATGGGCAGTAGAACAAGCCAGCATCGAACGCAGAAGTACCCTTGTAACCAACAACGAAGAACTGGTCAGCAGATTGGTTAGCAGAATATGGATCGATATAAACTTTGTACTTGCCGTTCAATACACCAGCGAAAGTAGTAGATGCTTCATCGATGTTCAATGCGCTGTTGCCTTGGATTGCTGGAGCGTAGTCAAGTACGCCAGCCATTGCCAATGCAGAAGCAACGTCAGAAGAACAGATGATGAAGTTACCACGACCACGACGTGTAGTCTGGGCGATAGCGTTTGCTTCACGTTCGATTTGGAACATCAAGCCTTTGAATTTCTCAACAGACCAACGACCATTAGAGTCAACGTCCAAGTCGAAAGCACCAGCAGTAGCAGTACCAACTTCGGCACCAACCTTAGCAGAAGTGTATACAGTACGTACAACTTCACGGTTAATTTCAGCAGTGATTTCCATAGAAAGGATGTTGCTCAATTCGCCTTCAGCAGACAAGCCATGAACAGCTTGCAAGTCTTGAGCCAATTCAACAGTGTATTCTGCTTTCAAAGCACGAGTTTGTGCAGTAACAGAAGTCTTCTCGATAGAGAAAGCCATTTGACCGAAAGCATTAGCGCCACCTAGATCTTCAGCGTTAGCTGTAGTGATGCCACCACCAGTAGTATAAGTACCAGTTACTGGGTTAGAACCAGCGTGAGTGCCAGAACCAGAGAAGTCAGTATCTGCTTCGTTGAACAACGCTTCAGCGCCATTCTGAGTAGCGTAGCGAGACTTCATTGCGAAGATCAAGCCAGTTGGTTGAGTCATTGGCTGAACACCAGCGATATCATAAGCGATAAGCTGAGGAGCTGCACGACGAACCAAAGCGATAAGAACTGGATCGTAGCCAGCCATTTGGGCGTTAGTACCAGCACCACCCATAGAAACGCCAGTGCCACCGAAGTTAGCTGGTACAGTTTCGAATAGAGCTTGTTGCTGTTTAGCCATCTCACGTTCTTGGTTTTCCAAAAGAACAGCAGTAACTTCT